AACATATCAACAATAAAAACATTGAAAAAAAGCTTGGCTATGGTATAAGATTATCACGCGGCGTTCCTTATTTTGAAGGGGGTGTGGGGCTTGAGTGTCATATTAAAATATTAAAAAATTTAGGTTTTAAAGTTTCGGAAAATTATAACAAAGTATCAACAACAATAATATTTCAAACAAAATCAAAAACAAAGTAAAAACACATTGAAAAATAAATAAAAAGGGGGCTTTTTATGATTTATTTAGTTTACTTTTTAGCTTTTTGGAAATTTCTTGAAATATTTGTAAAAATTTCAAAAGAAATTAAAACAGGGGTATATTTATACCTAAATTACAAAAAATCGCTAAAAAAGGGCTTTAGAAGTCGTTTAATAATAAAATAGGCTTGATTTTTCAAGTAGATAATCGCAAGGGGGTTATAATATGAACAATTACAAAATGTTTGAAAGAATAAAAAAGACGCTAAAAAAAGAAGAATCTAAAGGCTATAGATTGGGTTATACGGGTATAAAGTTTATATATTTATATGGGGAAGGTGGCGAGATTAGATATAAATATTGGATAAAAATATACGACTTAAACAAAATAACAATATTTAAGAATGGGGAAACAATAAAAGAAAGAGCGGCGGAGATTTTACAAGTTGATATTAGTAGGCTTGATGATAATGACAGAATAAAGGCAATAAAACAAGCTATAAAGGTATTAAAGGAGATTATAAAGCTTGAAGAAATTAAAAGGGGGCTATAAAAGGCTTTCAGGTCATTAAAAAAAGGGGGGCAAAAATTATGGATATTATAGAATTTTATAACAAAGTTGAAAATATAGTAAGAAAGGACAAAAACGGTATAAAAAATGGATATACAATTATAAGTAATAAAATGGTTGGCGTGGTAAATATGACCTTTAAAGGTTGGGGGCATTATATAAAAATATGTAATTTAAACATTGTTAGTATTATAAAGGGAGATATTAAACTTGAAGAATCTAATAAAATGGGGCGAATAGTAGTAAAAAGTGAATTGATTGGGTTGACGGCCGAACAAAAAATAAAAGTAATCAAGGGGCTATTTAGAATTATGAAAGAACTTGAAAAAGGGATGAGCTTGTAAAAAAATAACATTTCCGGAAATGGAAAATAAAAGGGGGCTAAAAATGTATAATGATAAAATTAGCGTAAATGAATTAAAAAAGGAATGGAATGTAAAAGAAAGTCAAATATATAGCGGCGATTTAAAATGCTGTCTCAATAGTATTTTTGGGAATATAGAGCGAATCGGATATAATTGCGGCGTATATGGTTGGAATTATGATGTTTATGAAATAAACAACTTGTATTTTGTGGATGGTTATAGATATCCAAACATCAAAAAGCATTTAGATTACTTTAAAATGAAGAAATTAAATGAAAGATTTAAAAAACAACAACAAAGATTGAGCGATAAACTTTACAATCATAAAATTAAAAAATCGGAAACATTTAGAAGGTTATTAGATAAATTAGTTGAAAGGCAAAAAGCGTACTTTATAAAAAAATTGGATGTTTTAATGTAATCTAAAAGGGGGGCAATTATGAAAATTAGCATAAAATTAGCGAATGGAATTGAAATAACAAAAGAATTTACGGCCGAACAATTACAAAAGGCGGAAAATACGAAAGAATTTAGACAAGCTAACAAAAGGGGCAAAGTTATAAAACATTGTAGTTATAATCATTATGGAAATCAATATTGTTTTGGAAAATGTCAACAAATATGTAAAGAACAAACGGAAAAAAGAATCGATTCTTTAACAAATTACATTAATGTATTACAAAATATACACTAAAAAAAGGGGGAGCTATATGATTTATATAATAACAAAAGATGGAAAAAAATGGGAAATGAATCAATCTCAATTATTTAGTTTTATAGACAAACAAACTTCTGACGGATATGATTATATAAATAATATGGAAACGGCAGAACAATGGTTGAAAGAGAACGGATATAATATAACAAATAGAACAAAAATTATTTTAGAATATCTTAAAAAATATGGTTTCGAACAAGTTGAAAATGTGGATATATGGAAAAAAAGAAAGGGAACAAGTTGTTTTTATATGTATGTGATATTAAATGAATCATATATAACTATATACACACAAACAGAACAAGGACCGGACTGTAAAAAAACAAGTTTTGATACATACGAATATAATCGGTTAAGTAAAAAAGAATTTTCTATTTTTGGAAGAATGTTTATAAATATGTTGTCATTTTTTGAAAAATAAAGGGGGAAAATATGAAAGGAAACAGATTTTTTAAAATTTATGAAGATTTTGGGGATGGTTATGCAATAGCAAACGAAAAAGGTGTAATTGAAATAGCTAATAACGATAGGGAAAGGGATGACGGAACAATTGCGGAAGAGTTTAAAGATTTTGAAAGCGCGGAAAAATTTTTGAAAGAAGAAAAAGGCTTGAATGTGGATGAAATGGAATTTTCTTCAATAGATGTATCGGAAAATGTAATCACATTAAATTATTAAGGGGGTGTGTTATGGGTTTGGATATGTATTTAACAGGCAAAAAGTATTTAGGATGTAAATATAATGAAAAAGATGAAAAAATAAAAATTGAAGTCAAGGCGGAATGGGATAAAGAACCGGAAATATATAACATTGACATCAGGGATATAGATTCAATTGTGTTTGATTTAGGGCAATGGAGAAAGGCAAACGCTATTCACAAATGGTTTGTAGATAAATGTTTCAGCGGCAACTATGATGATTATTGTGGGGAAGAAATTGAAGTTGAAAAAAAGCACTTGATTGAATTGAAAGAACTTTGTAAGGATGTAAGGGAACAAGTATCAAAAGCAAAGGACATTGAAACAAAAAGGGAAATAATCAATAAAATGTTACCTATGCAAAATGGTTTTTTCTTTGGATATACAGAAGAAGATGAAGGCATCGAATACTATATGCAAGATTTAAGAGACACAATAAAAATAATAGATTCGGCGCTTAAAAAGATAGAAAAATACAAAATTTATGAAATTTATTATAGTGCAAGTTGGTAAAAATTTATTGCCCCCGCCCCATCTGAAACGGTGGGGCTTCAGGGCAAAGTTTAAGGGGGTAGAAAATGGATGGAATGGAAGAAATAATCAAAATAATTGAAACACAAGGAAGTATTAAAAGTATTTAAAGGGGGATAAAATGAAGAAATTAATTTATAGAATAATGCAATATGTACTAACAAAGAATTGGAAAATCGCAAATAAAACTTATGACTTCCGGAAATGGTTTTATTTTAAAGTTTTAAAGTTGGAAGTTTGTCATTTTTGTTTAAGAGAGTATGAAAGGGGCAGCAAAAGATATTGTTGGGATTGTATGGAAGAGACTTTATAAAGGGGGAAACAATGAAACAAATGTTAGTAAAGTTTGGTTTTATAACTGAAACAGTTGAAAAAAATAGGGAAATATGGACAAAGACAATTGTTTCAAAAAGTAATGGGGAAAAATACTTTTTGTCTTTTTGTGAGTTTGGTTATGGGATATTGTTTACTATAAAGCATCAAAAGGCATTAATTTCGGTCAGAAATTTCGGAACAAATGATTCAATTAAGGACATAAAAAGGTACATAAAGAAAGCAATTAGCTTTTTCCAGGAATAAAGGGGGAGGAAATATGTTTGTTTTTAAAGAGTGGTATCAAAAACATAAAAACGACATAGATTATATCAACAAACATAGAGCAAGTTCAAGAAAATATTATGCTAAAAATCGTGATAAAGTATTAAAAAAAGCAAAAGCATATCAATCGAACAACAAAGAAAAAAAGCAAAAATATTATAGGGATAATAGAGATGAGTATTTAGAGAGACAGAAAAACTATTATTTAAAAAATAGAGAAAGACTGTTGGAATATCATAAAAAATACCAAAAAGAGAACAAAGAAAAATGTAGAAAAATAAATAAACGATATAGAGATAGACACAAAGAGATATGCAAACAAAGAGTATATAAGTATCGTGAAGAAAATAGAGAGAAATTTAATAAATATATGAGAGAATATCATAGAAAAAAGAGAGCAAGTAAAAAAATAGATGCAAAAATAAAATAAAAAGGAGATAAAATTATGGAAAAAACACAAAGAATAACGGACAAAGAGTATTTTAGTTATCAGGGCTTGAGCAAAAGCCAATTAAAACAATGGAATGAAGGAAATCCAATGATGTTTTGGAAGAATTGTGTATTCAACCCAAACAGAATTGATGAAGGTGTTACAGATGCATTAGTAAATGGTAGATTGGCACACACACTTTTATTAGAGCCAAACAAGTTTGATGATGAATATATCATCATTCCGGACCAAAGAGGTTTTTCAAGTAGAAAAACACAAGCCTTTCAAAAAGCAATTGAAGAAAATAAGACCGGAAAAGACTTGGTTTTACAAAGTGAGTTTGATGCCTGGATTCATAGAATTAAAACACTTGTCAGCTATGACCTTGTAAAATCTATTCTTAAGGGAATACAAATTGAAAAGCCTATAATTTGGCAAGAAAAAGGCTTGACTCTTAAAGCAAAATTGGATGCGGTAAAAAACACTCCGCAAGGAATTGTTTTGATTGAGTACAAGACCACATCCACAATCGAAAAGAATGTAAAAGGAATTGATTTAGGTGGTTATGTGTTTGATGTTGGTATGCAAAGCAAAGCAATTGAGGCGTTATATGGTCAAACTCCTACTAAGATGATATTTCTCATCCAAAGTTCCAAAGAAGATGAAGAGAATTTTATCGATATCAGGTCAGTAGAAAAACAAGATATTGAAACTTGTAAAATTTATACGAATCTTGTAATCGATAAAATAAAAGCAAGATTGGACAAAGGCTTGACTGATGAGTCTTTCAGGACCGAATTGAAAGAAAGACCTTTTGATGGTTATCAACAAACCGCATTTAGTTTGTCTTTCGATAAAAAGTTTGCGGAAATGGGAGAATAATTGTGAAAAATATCACAATTAAAGGAGGAACAATGAAAAGAGTAACATTAGTAGAACTATTAGAAAAAACATTTGCGGCCGATGATGACTTAAAGTTTGAAATAGGAAAACTTTTTGGAGACCCGTTGCTTGTAATTAAGAATCAAAAAGGTCATAGTGAATGTTTTGGAATCGATTATAAAGAACCAAAAATATATATAGTAAATGACACTATCAATCACGAAACATTTATAGGAAATGAAAATGCGATTCTCCAATATGCTCAAAATCTACTCAAAAATGAAGATAAAGATTGGATAGATGACCATCATTGGGATTTAAGAAAGAATGGAATATCTGATGAAGTTAGGACATTTCAAGGAGCAATCAAATTTTTAGCTCTCAAGTATATTGAAGTAACAGAAATCAAAGAGGAAGTTATTAAATCCTTAAACACAGAGAAGCTTGTAACCATAAAAAAGGAGGAAATATAATATGCAAAATCTACTTGAAGAAACATTGGAAAAACTAAAAGATTATGACAAGAAAGAAGAAGATGTGCTTTTTGTAACAAATGGGGAAAAGGCTTTTAGTTGGGAAAGATTTAAAGAATTAGCTAAAAATTTAAGATATGATGATGGATATGGAAGTGCGGAGATAAATACAAGTTTGCAAATAGTTGGAAAGGATTGGTGGTTAGAAAGAGCCGAGTATGATGGTGCTGAATGGTGGGATTTTAAAACTCCACCGGAAAGAATAGAAAAAAGCAAGGATGAGAGCATTACAAAAGATGATTTGCTTGAAAAAGGTTTATATTAAAATAAATGTTGCATTTTTAGTAAAAAAAATAGTATAATTAAATAAAAAAAAGGAGGAAGTTATGACAAAAGAATTAGTAGTTCAAACTTTTAACAATGCAATACAAGAGCAAGTTCCGGTTTTAATTAAAGCAACAGGATTGAATCAACAAGAATTACAAAGCAAATTGATTTCATTTGCCTACGCAACAAAAGCAATGTTGGATGCATCCAAACAACCTTTGGCTACTTTAGACCCACAAAGCATAAGAGAAGCTTTTAAAGCGTCATTGGACACAGGAATACCTGTAGATAAAAGACAATTAGCCTATGTAGTAAAGTATGGTAACAAAATAGAGTATCAAATAGGTTTTAAAGGCTTTATCTCAAGAATAAAAGAGATATATCCTACGGCAAGTGTTAAAGCTGAAATAGTTTATGCTGGGGATATATTCAATGTGGAAAAAGTAAATGGTCAAGCAAAGTACACACATAAAGTTGCTAATCCTTTCGCTGGTATTAAAGATATGAATGGTGTTTATGCTTACATACAATACACAGATAAGGGCAAAGAGTATTCCTTTATAGAAATTATGGGAAAGGATGAAATATTGAAAATTAGGGGCAAAGCAAAGACTAAATTTGTATGGGATGAATGGTTTGGAGAAATGGCAAAGAAAGCAGTTATTCGTAGATTGTGTAAGACTTTATTCATTGGAGACCCAAAGATAGCAATAATGGAAGATGTTGATAATAAGAATTTTGAAATTCAACAAGAACCTATACACGTTGATTATGATAAACCTACTCCAATGCCACCTGAAATTCAACATAACAAAGCAGAAGTCGAAGAAGAACAAAAAGTTGTAGATGCAGAAATTCCAAACGAACCTACTCCGGAAAAAGAAGAAGATGCAATGTCCAACATATTTAAGTTACAAACTTTTACTCAAAAGAAAGGTAAAACTGACAAAGGTAGAGATTATGTTTTGACTACCTTGTATTTGGAAGGTGGTATTCAAGTAAAGACCTTTGATAAGAAAGATTATATCGAAGGTCAGACCGTAGAGTTGGTTGAATGGGATAAAGAAAAAGGTCAATGCAAATCAGTAAATATATTATAGGAGATAAAAATGAAGATAGCATTAGAAGAATTATATAAACAAACATTAGCAAAAAACAAAATAAATCCGCAACAGTTACCTTTTATGGACTTTTTAAAACAAGTATATATCAACTTGAAAAAACAAGGTAACAAAGAAGGTGTAGAACAAATTGAAAAGATGATAGATGATTCTATTACTCTCTATTCTAAAGGGTTAGACACTTTCAATTTAGAGCAATTAGAAAACCTTAAAGAGTTTACCACAATAGAAAAAGACATTGTAGAAAAAAGAATCAAAGCTATCGAAAAAAAGATAGAGGAAAAGAATGCAACAAATAATAAACAAAAATGAAATAAAAGTTTATAGAAATGAGAAAGAGTGTAGATGTGAACTCAATGAGGGTATAAAGATTGTATGTGCTAAAAAGGTTTGGAAATTGTGTTTTTGGGGGTTCACATCTCACAAAGAGAAGATAGGAGGATAAATGGCTACTTTAACTTTAGAAGAGTTTAAACAGAAATATTACACTATGAAAACAAAAGACCTTGCCAAAGAATTAAAAGTAACAATTCCTACGGTCTTGAAAGTAGTGAACAAGTATGGAATCAAGAAGAAGAAACCAGGAAGATTGAAGAAGAGTAACAAAATAACAATAATTGGATAAAGGAGGATAGAATGAAAAAGATTTTAGCATTAGTATTTAGTTTAGTTTTGTTTTGCGGATGTTATACATCTAATAGAAAGTTTTCAGGAAGTGGTATTCCTTCACAAGTAAAAACCATAGAGTTTTACAATGGCGGAGCTTGTATAGGGAAATATGAAAATGCAAACATAGAATTAAGAAGTGTTTATAGTTCTGGTGTAACAGGTAAAGATATCTCTTTTTATTTGTATGTAGTTTATACAAAAGATTCAACAGAATATATTATAGATAGTGAAGCATTGGCTATTAAATATACTTTGTATAATAACCAAGAGTATAAACAATCTATGATTCAATTTGGCAATAAAACAAATTAAGGAGCATAAAATGTATAAAATCTATATAGCCGGAGCAATAACAAATAATCCTAATTATGTCAAAGATTTTTTGAGAGCTGAAGAGGCTCTCACGGAAAAAGGTTATGAAGTTTTATCTCCTATTAGAACTTCTTCATCAGAAAATGCTTTGCCTGTAAAATTTTGTTTCTTTGATGCTTTAGAATTGCTTAAACAAGCAGATATGATGTGTATAATCAATGACATATCAAAATCAAAAGGAGCAAAGATTGAAAGAGATATAGCATTGTATTGTGGTATTCCAATAGTAAATTATGAACTTTTAAGAAAGGGGGAAAAATAATTATGGAAAAAGAAACAAGAGACATAAGAGTTTTGAACTATATAAAACAATATGGAACAATCACACAAAAAGAGGCAGATAAATATTGTGGAACAACAAGATTGAGTGCGGCAATATACAATCTCAAAAAGAAAGGCTATAACATTGTAACAAAAATGATTAGAGTTCCTACAAGGTTTGGATGGACTTATGTTGGTCAATATTCTTTTAATAGGGGGGAAGAATGAGGTTTTGTGATAAATGCTCACAATTTGATAAAAGAGTTAAAAATTGTTGCAAAAAAGGTTTTGAAGTCGTTATAGGAAAAACAGGATATGGAATAAGACCATCGAAATGCAAAAAGAAATATAAGAAAACCAAACCTATTAATTGGAAAGAAATAGCTGTGGATAACTTTCAAATGTACATTCGATATAGAGACAATTGGACTTGTGTAGTTTGTGGAAAACACATAGACCCTAAGGAAGAAGGAGCAAAACAATTAATGCACGGTGGTCATTATATAAGTAGAAAATTTTTATCTTTATTACTTGACCCTAAAAACTGTCATTCACAATGCTCTTTCTGTAATTTTAAACAAAACTTAGAGGGAGTGGATGCAAGGTACACAAAGTATGTAATCACTAAATATGGTATAGAAATCTTAGACTATTATAACACAAAAAAAGCAGAAATAAAAAAAATATCTCTTAATGAATGGAAAGATTTGGCTCTTTTTTGGGAGAAGAAATTAGAAGAAATAAAAAAACAAAAGGGTTATAACAATGAGCATATTTAAACAAATAGATTATACAAACAAACGATTTGGAAGATTGTTGGTTTTAGGTATTCATCATCACTCTACAACAAGACATACTTATGTTACTTGTAAGTGTGATTGTGGAAAAATTAAAATTGTTAGAGCATCTTGTTTGGTTCAAGGAGTTACAAGAAGTTGTGGATGTTTAGAAAAAGAAACAAAAATCAAAAACTCAACCAAACACGGCTTTTATGGAACAAGAATTTATAGAATATGGATGGGAATGAAAAGAAGATGCTATGACACAAAAGTAGAACAATATAAAAATTATGGTGGAAGAGGTATCTCTTATTGCCAAGAATGGGAAAAGTTTATACCTTTTTATAATTGGGCTATGGAGAATGGATATAATGACAAACTGACAATAGATAGAATAGATGTAAATGGCAACTATGAACCGAATAATTGCCGATGGATAAAAGAAAAAGAACAACATAGAAACACAAGAAGCAATAAGATTCTAAAGTATAAAGGTAAGAGTTATTGTGCAAAAAAATGGGCAGAGATTTTAGGATTAAATTACAACACTTTATTAACCCATTTAAGAAAAGGTATGAACATCAAAGATGCTTTAGAATACAAAAAAAATTTAAAAGGAAAATAAAATGGAAATAAAAGGTCAAGTTCATTGTTTTTTCGAACAATCCGGAACATTCAAGAATGAATTTATTAAATTGGGTATTCCTGCACAAGATTATGATATCCAAAATAATTTTAATCAAACGGATAATGTTATGGATTTGTTTGGCGAAATAGAAGATGCTTTTCAAGGGAAAGAAAGTATCTTTGATAAGATGACAAAAGATGATTTGATTATGGCTTTTTTCCCTTGTATTTATTTTACAGGAAGTTCCAACCCTTTGTATTTCACATTACAAAATCAAAACTATAAGAATCTATCATTAAAAGAAAAATTAGATGCTATGTTGGATAGAGCAAAGAATAGAGAATATTTTTTTGAACTTATTATAAAGTTTGTTGGTGTTTGTTTAATGAAAGATTTAAGGCTTATCATAGAAAATCCTTTTTCAACTATGCATTTCCTAAACAACAATTTTTTCAAGCAACCTACTTTCATTGACAATGATAGAACTCTTAGAGGAGATTATTTTGTAAAACCGACCGGATATTGGTTCTTTAATTGTGAAAATACCATAGGATATTCTTACCAAAGAGATAAAGAGGTTAAAAAGGTTAGAAGTTGTAAAGCTGGAGTACACGCAGGAATTTGTTCTGAAGAAAGGTCGATGATAAGTTCTGATTATGCTCGTAATTTTATTTGCGATTTCATTCTTGGTAAAGAGCAAGATTTTGGGCAAATGAAACTATTTTAGGAGAAACAAATGATTAAATTATTAGAATTGTTTGGCGGAATAGGTAGTCAAACCCAAGCTCTTAAAAACATAGGTATAGACCACACATCGACATTATGTGAAATAGATAAATATGCGGTTACATCCTATGAACAATTGCACGGAAAAGTAGAAAACTTAGGAGATATAACAAAAGTCAATCCGGAAAATTTAGTTGAAGGACAATGGGATTTAATAACTTATTCTTTTCCTTGTCAAAGTGTTTCCATAGCAGGAAAGCAAGAGGGATTATCAAAGGATAGTGGAACTACAAGCTCTTTATTATGGGAATGTGAGAAAATAATAAGAGCAGTTAAACCTAAATATTTGCTTATGGAAAATGTTGCGAATCTTTTAAGCAAAAAGTTTTTTCCGGAATTTGAGAAATGGTTAAATATATTGAGAGAGTTAGGATATACAAACTATTATCAAATATTAAATGCAAAAGATTATGGAATACCACAAAATAGAGAAAGAGTCTTTTGTGTTTCTATTAGAGGAGACCATAGCTATTATGAATTTCCAAAGCCTATGCCTTTGACAAAAAAATTAAAAGATATGTTAGAAGATAGTCCTAATATAAAATTCTTCTTAAGTGAAGAGGCCCAGAATAAAGTTTCTTATACCAACAAAGATATAAAAGAGCAAGAGATAAAAAGAATAGGCGGAATGTATGGACAAACCACTCGTTGGGGAGTTTATGACAAAGATGGTATTAGTCCTACAATAACAGCAAGTATGGGTTTAGGTGGTGGACATATTCCAATGGTAAAACAAGAGAGACTAACAAAACAAGCTTTTGAGACTTTAAGAGAAAAACCTTGTAAAGATGGAGATGTTATCAATCCTTTCAATAAAAGAGTTGTTAATGATGGTATCTGTCCAACCATAACAACCCGACCGGAAGGGTTTAAAACCGCAAATCTTATCGTTGTAGATGAGAAAATAAAGCCAAGTGTAGCTAAGAACTTTGAGAGAGAAAAAGAAAATATCGCAAACTCTAATAAAGATATATATCAAGCCCAATGTAAAAGCGGATTCCAAGACAATAAAATTGGTTTAAAAGTATCTCCAACAATTAGAGCAAATAATAATGTTACTCACACTTTGGATAATCATTTTAGAATAAGGAAACTTACTCCAAGAGAATGTTGGAGATTGATGGGTTGGAAAGATGAACAATTCGATAAAATAAAAGGTGTTTCCAATGCACAATTATACAAACAAGCAGGAAATAGTATTGTAGTAAATGTTTTAGAAGAAATTTTTAGACAATTATTCTTAGTCGATAGTGGGCTACCAAAGAAAGAAGAATGCCAACAAATTGAATTGTTTTAAAAAGTACTTGACAGTTTGTTCTTTATATACTAAAATTAGTTTATGCTTACGGAAAAAGCAATAATCAATTATACATTAAAAAATTTAAAATATTGAGGAACAGAAGGCAAGGCTACCCCCTTTCCTTGTTCCTGTGGTGGCAGAGACTTTCCTTTCCGTAAGCACTCTGCCATCTTTATTTTGGAGGAAAGGATGTTGTTTAATAAGTTTGCCAACAAATTTACACAAATAAGTAATATTGTTTTAAATGACAAAGAATTGTCTTTGGAAGAAAAAGGTCTTTTTTGTTATCTATTCTCCAAGCCAAATGGATGGGAATTTCATTACAATGTTATGAGAAAAGAGTTAAAAGAGAAAAGTGATAAGACTATAAGAAAAGTTTTGAATAGATTAGTAGAAAAAGGTTATATAACAAAAACACAAATAAGTAATCCAAATGGTCAATTTGGGGGAATAGATATAGAATTTACAGACAAGAGTTTTAGTATAACCGAAGGTAAAAATACCGATGCCCCAAATTTACCGTTCGGTAAAAATACGGAGTCGGCAGATTTACCTCCTAATAATACTAATATATCTAATAATACTAATATTATTACTAATACTAATTTATCTATTATAGGGAAAACAAAAAAATTTGTTAAACCAACAATTGAAGAAATAAGAACTTATTGCAAAGAGATTGGAGCAAATATAAATCCGGAACAATTTTATGATTACTATGAATCAAAAGGTTGGATGATAGGAAAGAATAAAATGAAAGATTGGAAAGCGGCCGTAAGAACTTGGAAAAGGAATAATGCATCCAAAGATACAGCAAATGAGTTCTTAAGGTTGGGGAAGGAAGAATGACACCAATAGAAATTCAAGCATTAGACAAAGAGAAAGTAGTGTGTATCAAAACCATAGAAGATGAAGGTAAATATTTTGTGTTATTAGAAGTTACCAAAGACAAATACGAACAAATAAAAAAGGAAATACAAACACAGGAGCAGAAATGAAAGAGATAATAGTGTTAGATTTTGGAGCAGAATTAAAAAATATATGTCGTGGTTGTGCCGAAGGTGTAAAGACAAAATGTCCACAAACAGAAGAAGAAACAAAAGATTGTGTTCTTTATACAAGTAGACTTGATGATTATAAAGTAGAGCAAGTGCCAACTAATTGGGAAGAATTAAAGGAATTGTGTAAGAGTATAAAAGGGAACAAAAAAGATTTGGGTGGTGCGATGTGGTTTGAATTTCCTATACCAAAAGATAGCAAACTATGGCTTGGTAAATTTTTATGTATAGACGAAAAAGGACAAATAGGTATTGCAGAAAAAACTTTCGGTAATGATATTAGTATAACTATATTTGCAGAGAATTTAAAACCTGAAAGACAATATCAGATTATCAAATCACTTATAGGATAAATTATGGCACACTATAAAATAGAAATTAATATAAAAACAATAAGAAGTATGGATAAAGCAATACAACATTTTGGGGATATGTTTTTAAGTAAAATAGAAGAAGAGTATTTAGTTAAAGATGTGAAAGTGCAATTATTTAAAGCAAGGAAGAAAAAAAATGAAAGAAAATAGAATAAAGACTTGTAGATATGCTTTTCCTCATTTAATAACTTATATTTGTACAAAAAGTGAATATGGACACAAGATTACATCTTATGATTGTGAGAAATGTAAAGACTATAGCAACAAATACTATATGACAAAAGAAAAAACTATGCAATATAAAAAAAAAGCTAAACTTGTAGAGATAGTGAAAGTTAGGAGTTACAAAAGACCAAAGAAATTGGTTTGCATCCAATGTGATAATTGTTTGAAAATTCCATTGATGTATTGTTTGGTAGATAACAAATTCAAATTAGCATCAAAAAGAACAGATTGTCCATTTTATGGAAAGGAGAATAAATGACAAAAGAAGAAACAAGTCGTATTTTAGCTTTGTTTAATATTGCTGGAGTAAAGTTTGATGGGGATAAAAAATCAATTCTTGCTATGTGGTCTGAATGTTTAGAAGATTTGGAATACACTTTTTGTCTTAAGGCAACAAAAGAAATTATCAAGACAGAAACAGAGTTGTTTGCAAATGGATTGATAGCAAAAGTAAGATTAAGAGCTAAGTTTTATAAAGAAATGTCTTTAATAGAAAACAAAAAAATAGAGGGTAAAGATGCAATTAGAAGAATTGGAAGAGGTAATAAATAATATTTTTGCAGCACAAGGAAAAACAGTATCTGAAAAAATAGTGAAAGTTTGGTGTAAAGAGATAGCATCAAGAGGTTTTTATGACCAAGCTATTCATCAAGCAGAAAAAGAGATGATGGAAGAAGAGGAAGAAAAACCTACTCTCCCAAAATTATTGGCAACTATAACAAAATATAATGAACAAATTAAGAGTGCCAATTTTAAGAAAATAGACTGTGAATGGTGCAATGGGCTTAATTATGTATATACAACTCTTTTCTTTGCAAAAAATGGGCAATACTTAAGCGACAACTATGGTATAAAGTGTTTTCATAACACAGATGATAGTGATTGTGCAAAAATGATATTGAATCCGGAAACGAACAACCGAACAGAAACTCAAAATGGATATATGTTGGTTTTTAAGGACATTGTAGAAAAAGAGTCTTATTTAGAAAAAGTTAAATTGAATGGATGGTGCGATTTGTGGGTAAAAGAAGATTTGGGAAATAAAGAAACGGAAGTAATTGAACAAGCAGAAGAACAAGTAGAAGAGACAGAAGAAATAATAGCCGATGAAGATGTGCCAGACGCCTTTTGAGGCAATATAAAGTTAGCCTTAAACTATAAAAGGCAATTTATTTAAAAAAATTAAAATTATAATAATAATATTGTTGATAACAGACCGATAATAGACTTAATTAAGGTAAGTTGCCGAAATTTCTGTAGTAAGGCACAGAGCATTTTAAAAGCGAGTTTCTGGCACTCGCAAAAGGAGGAAAAATGAGTATAGGTTTGGGTTGTTCTTGGAGTGAAAAGAAAGTAGAAAAAGGAGAATTGAAAGGATATGCTCCTTGTATGGTAGAAGAGAAAATAAATTATCTCTTTAATGTAATCAAGCGTTGTAATGATATAATAGAAGAAGATAGAAAAAATGGTAATTTTGATTTTTATAGAGAAAAAAACCTATGTGAATCTTCTATAGAAAAGATAATGGAGATAGAAACTCTTGCTTATGTTTTGCATCCGAATTATCAAAGGTGTTTTGTAGATAAAATAGACTTATCTCGTTTCTTGTGCGGAAAAGAAGATATGATAAGAATCCATTTTTATGGTACAAGACATAGTGTAGAACAAGAAATGTTTAGATATTTTAAACCAAAGAAGGAGAGTGCGAAATAAATGAACTACTTTAAGTTGGCGATGAGAGTATTCAAAAAACATAATATTGATTTTGTGAGAGTTGCAGTAAAAAGAGAGAAATTAAAACAAATGGTTCTTTCAAAAAGAAAAAATGGAGAACCCATTTCGCAAGAAGAGATAAAAAAATTAGATAAAGAAATCAAAGAAGATATAGCAAGGATAAATAAAACAATAGGAGAATTTTTAAAATGAATAAACTTTTTGAACCTGGATTTTGTTATTGGGCTACACAAAATCCTTGTACAGATTGTAGAGACAAGAGTAAATGTTTGGATTGTACTAAGTCTATAGAGTATGTTCAACATATTCATAATGAGATGGTTAAAAACCTTGAAAGTGCAAAGAACAAAGACAAAGTAGTTTCTTTCTCTTTTTCTGAAACAGACAATCAAATGTTTTCTTCTTCTTTGTTTTCTTCCACAAAGTTCTTTAACAAATTAAAGAATAGCAAAGACCAAATAGATAATTGTATAAGAGATTATCTTCAAGACAAGCCTAAAATAAAGAGAGTTCTTTATTCTGCAAACAATCCTTGTCATTTTGCTTTCATAACAGAAGATAATCATATCCACGAAGTAAACATATTTTTTGATAACTTAAACAATAAGTTTCAAGTTGAAATCACATCACAGGAGGAAGAAAATGCAAAATAGATTTAAGTTTAGGATTTGGGATAAAATAGATAAAAGATTTATGTCAGGAAGCATTTTTATAGATTGTAGAAAAGGTGCTATGACAGGAAATATGCCAGAAGATAAGTATGTTATTCAACAAAGCACAGGACTAAAAGATAAGACCGGAAAATTGATTTATGAAGGGGATATTTTAAAGTTTTATGCTCAAAGCATAATAGATGCTATGGCAAGAGAGCCACTTAAAGAAAGAATTGGTGTTGCAGTTTGGAACGAAGAAGAATTAAAGTTTGATGTTTCCGTTGATAATGGTAAAAATGTTGTACCTAACTTATGCAAAAAAACAGACGATAATAATTTTGAAATAATCGGAAACATTTATGAAAATCCTGATTTATTGGAGGAGAAAAAATGAACGAAATAAAATTTAGTAAGAACTACAAGAAACTTCATAATCAAAACAAAGCAACTTTGTTATGGCTCTCAATTGTAACAGGAGCAGAACTGCATCCTAATTTCATTGAATATGATACAGATGGACAATATCAAATAAAGCAAGAACAAAAATACATTATGTTAGTTTTCTTGGGAATAGATGGAATACCTTTTACATCTTTAAGAAAATTCAATGATTCGAATGCAGCCAGATTTGTAGGCAAAGAAAATCAAGAATTTGATATTGTTATAGAAGAGATGGATAAAGAAACATTATCTCAAAAAGCCTTTTTGGATGCAAAAGAAACTCAAGAAGAACCAAAACAAGAAAAGGAACTATATCTTACTAAAAGAGAAGGACTATGGTACTTTATTTCCTTTTTGATTCTCTTTCCGATTATCAATGTAATTGTAAATATAGTAGTAAAGATTGTTTTTGGGGGTATAAAATGACATTAGCGGAAGCTTTGTTTGGATGTGTTATTGTAGTATGTGTTACAGTAATAGTTTTAGCAATTATAATCTTTGGTAATTAGGAGGGTGTATGGCAACAACAGAAGAAAAGATTAAAGAAATAGAAAGGGAACTTAAAATGAGAAAGAAAGTGTTTCCTACTTGGGTCTTACAAGGAAGAGTAAAGCAAGATGTTGCAGATAAAAGAATTGAGATTATGGAAGAAATACTTAAAGATTATCAAGAAAAAGCAAAAGAAGAAGATAAACAAATGAGTTTGTTATAGGAGGATAAAAATGAATGAAAAAAGATATTCGATAGTAAGGGTGGACAATAAGTGTCCTGTTGTTTTAGAAGAAGATATAAATTTAACAGATAGAATAAAGATGTTTCCTTGTTTTAATGACAAAAGAATTAGTTGTGAAAAGTGCCGATATGGAGATACCAAAGAGCAGATGGTTAGGAAAGCGGCACAGACAATAAAAAGAGAATTAAAAGGAGATTGTGTTGCCGGTCTTAAAGATACTATTTTTATTCAAAAATGGTGTATTGTAGAAACATTAGCAAAAAAAATAATTGAATCTTTGGGGGTAAAATGAAATTAAGGTATGATTGTAGGGTTTATGATAAGGAAGGTCAATCTTTTACAGTTTTGGCAAAAGGCACAGAAATAAAAGTTATAGAAGTAGATAAAAGGATTGTTAAAATAGAATGGAATAGGTTAGATACATCTATTTTTAAAACGAAATTTGGATTTATCTCTCATAGACAATTTATAATATGTGTAGATAAGGAGGAAAAATGACAGAAAAAGAGTTTATAGAAATCGCTCAAAAAGCGATAGATAGTGGTTTTAGAAAATGTTACATAGCAAAAGTAAAAGCTCATCTCTTATTTAAAGGGAATATATATTTCAATATGTCCGGAATATATAAATATGAGAAATGGTCTTTTAAGAAACTTGGAGATTTAACAAAAGAGAATTTAAAGAAATTTACTTCTATCTATTCCTTGTTTGAAGAAACAAAGAAAGGCAATTTAGAACCAACTTCACATTTGAAAGAAGTTGTGGATAAAATTAAGGAGAAAGAATGAAAAAAGTTTATACAAAATGGTATCACTATATTTTTGCTTTTATTGTTTTAGGAGCAACTTTTATAGTTGGCAATATCATAGGAAAAATGTTATTTGAAGATTGGAAAGTGTTTGTTTGTACAAATATTGTAGAAATTTCCGGATATATATTATATAAACAAATCTATGGAATGTTAAAAGATATGGAAGGGGATGAAATATGCAAGTAAAAGTAATAAAAACAAAAGGTTTTTGGTTTAAGGTTAAACTTCTTTGGTTCAAATTAATACATAAATGTTATAAGTGTAGAGATGAAAGATATGTATTCATTTGTTATGCCATAAATCAAAGATGCATTAGGGAGGACTAATGAAAAAAGTATTGTTAGTTTTTTTAGTTTATGTAGTAGTTGTTGTATTATGTATTTTTGTTGTAAGGAAATTTTCATACGCAGAAGTTCCTATAAAGTATGATAGCAAAGTTTGTAAGTTGGAAATAAAAACTACTGAAGGAAGTAAAAGCAGGAAAGCCAAAGATAGCATTGAAAAAGACATTATGGATTTTTGTAAAGGCAAGTATATCTATAATATAGATGTTACGACTTACAATGGAAAGTATGTGTATATTATAATATATAATGATTAAGGAGAAGAAGAATGGATGTCCTTTACACATTAGGAAATGGAAGTCTCTATGAGAATCAAGAAATAAAGCAATCCGTAAAATTATTACGGAAACACGTTAAATTTGATAGATTGTGGATTATAGGGGAAGAGGTTAAACTTGATACAAATTACAATTTTATACCCTTTAAAGATTGTTTAACAAGAACTAATAATGTGTTTAGAAAAATAGTTGAAGTTTGTGAGAATTATGATATATCTGATGACTTTTTATATATGATGGATGATGTTTTTATACTAAAAGACATAGATATAAACAATTATCCTGTTTATCATTCCGGGTTTCTTAAAGATTATCCACCAATGAATAACTATTTTAAAGAGCTAAATAATACAAAAATGTTTCTTGTGAAACAATCAAAACCTACTCTCAATTATGGAGTTCATTGTCCGATAGTATATAACAAAGAATTGATTATGAAGATAGATTCTTTTTATTGGAAATATGTAAATTCCGGACCGAATAGAGAGTTAAATCCAAGAATCCTATATGGAAATTGGTTTGAACATAGTAATAAGGAATTTACTAAAGATTGTAAATTGATTCAAGATTATCCTATGGAAACTCTTAAAGAGCTTTTAAAAGACAAAGAATGGTTTTCAATTGGTTCAAGGTCTTATGATGGAAATATTAGAAAGTATATAGAGGAACTATGAAAAATGTTAAAATAACTTTTGAAGATGGTACTTATACAAAAGATGTAATACCTGAATCTCAAGAAGATGTTATTAAACTTCTTTTACAATATCCAATTGTTTGTGTAGAATATAATGAAAGAATCAAAAAGAATGTTATACAAATCCTTGAGAGAGAATTTGTATTTACTAAAATCGATGAAGATGATAAAGAAGATTGGTTATGTGAAATCGATGCTAAAGGTTATTTAGAACCTATATGTAAACAATTATTTACAGCATATTTGTTATTAAGAGAAATAGCGGGAGAAATAGAATGATAACTAAAGCAGGAATAATCTATGGTTTGGGAGACGCTCTCAATGCGAGAGCTTTCCTTTTAACTTATTGTAAACAAAAAGGATATGCAACTAATAACATAACAATCTATACCGACCGATATTGGTTTCTTTTTGAAAAAGAAGGTTTCAAAAGAGAACTTGATAGACAAAAAATGAGAGGATTGATAGGCTATAGAAATTTCTGTAACTACGATATGCCTAAAGTCTATGATATACCAAAATTAGATGAGTGCATCGCAAAGAATGCAGGAATTGATTTCTCTTTTGATACACGTGTACCTTTAAATTGGAAAACGAAATTAGATTTAGTCTTACCTAAGAAATTTGTTACGGTAAACAATGGTTATGGAAGATTGAGTGGCAATCCTTTAGACAAGAATATTATATGTACAAAAGCTTGGTCTGTGGAATATTGGAGTGAATTGGTGCTAAAAATAGGCATTCCTTGTGTCCAAGTAGGAAATGGAGATAGTTGCTTTCCTATCAAGCATACTGTCTTAAATTTAGTCAATAAACTTACTTTACAACAATCGGCCGAAGTAATGAAAAGGGCTTTGTTTCACATTGATATTGAAGGTGGTTTGGTAATATTAAATCAACATCTTGGGGGAAGGTCTGTCGTTTTGTTTGGTTCTACTGCTATAGAAAATCAAGGAAGGTCTTTTAATTTGAATTTAAGGTCTAATTATTGTGAGCCTTGTTATGAGTGGGGTAGTAATAAGTATAAACTTAAAATGCCTATAGATGCTTTACCTTGCAAAGCGAGATGTATGAAAGAATTAAAACCTGATTATGTAATTGAACAAATATATAAGAATAAGTGGCTTACCTAAAAAAGAATAGCCAAAGAAGAAATCTATTAAACCAATTCTTTTTCCTAAAATAGATACATTTTTTGTAACATCTATATTCTGTCAAGTCTGCCCATCCATACTTGTTTTTATCTTCCCTATAGAATCGATTACAGAATTGTCCATAGGAATAAAATAAACAATTTTTATACTCTTTTTTATCTTTTTCCATTGGTTTCCTCTAACAAATATCTATCTTAATATTGTTTGCGGTCTCTAACCGTTTCATTAAAGCATTATAGGTCTTTCGACTCTCTATAACTTCCCCATTTTTTGATTTAACCCCACAAATAACGCATCCAGAACTGTCGGTTGCCTTATTTCCGGAATGGATTCTTACTCCTGTAAAGTAAGGTACATCTAAGATTTGTGGCATATCTTTTTTATATTTTGGAGAATAAGTTATTTTAACAGTATATATTCCATAAGGTATGCAAGTTTCATCTGCTACTTTTGTATCTTTAAGTTCTTGCCCACGATATTTATCTTCTATGGTATCACAGAAATAAACTCCATCGATGAATAGTAAACCCATCGTATAATCTTCAGCAAACAAGTATCTTTGTAAAGTTAGTTTCACTTTTCCTCCAACCAGGAACACATTGATAAAATGATGATTCTTGAAATTTCTTCATTGTAGTAGCAACAATATTCCATCTCTCCATCATCAAAATAGTATTTACAGTTTTTGCATTGCATATTTCAAAATTCCTCTATTTTTTGAAATAAGAGTTTTTCTTATTTTAAATTTTACTATTATTTTGAAATAAAGACTCCAACTAAAAGACCAACTACAAATGCACCTACTATTCCATACTTATATATCAATTCTTTGTTTTCGTATTTCTTCAATAATTGCTGATAATTCCTTTGTTGTTTCTCCATTATCAGATACTTTTCCAAGTAGTTCTGTTCTAATGTCAGAAACTCTTTGTTCTGCTTCTCTAATTCGCTCTTTTGATTCTCTAATAAGATTATCATATCGTTGTTGTTCTTCTGCAAGTTGTTGATTTGCTTTGTCAAGTTGTTCAATTGCTCTTCTGTTAGATAATATGTACCCCCAGCAAAAACATCCGATGTTACACAAAACAAATATAATAATGATAATAAGAAGATTCTTAATTTCACTCACTTAAACTCCTTGCACGGCTTCCAATAAAAACCTACATACTCTTTTCTAATCTTACAATACAAATAAGGCATATCATTTATTGTCTCATAGACTGCATTTAAGCAATGTTTACAATACTTTAACTCATCCATTCTTTTCTTTTACTTTTTCTATTACTTTTTCAACATTCCCTTCAATGTCTATCTTTGTATCTTTTGTCTCGGTTTTGTTTTCTATCTTTTGAAACTTAAATGCACTATTATTATCAAAACAAGAAAAACCTAAACTTCCAGCACTAAAAGCCAAAAAGTATGCAACATAAGTTGTATCTGCTCCTAAAAAAGCAAGTATCGATGCAACTATAAAAGACAATATTCCCATTACAATCTTGGAGTTTATATGTCCGGAAGTATCAGAAACCATATCTATGAAAAAGTTTTTAATCTTATTCATTTCTTTTTACCAAATATTCTATTAAACAATTCTTTTTTTCTGTCTTTTATTTTTGTTGTATAAACATCTCCGTTTGGCATTTATTTATCCTCTTTCTTTCCAATGTTTTTTAATATCTTTTCTCTTAAATTATCTATATATGGCTTGATTTTCGGAGAACAATAGAAATAAATTGTTGCCATTACAATCGTTCCTATGTATTCTGTCTTGGTTAAATCATTAACTATAAACACAATTCCCAAAGCCAAAGCAATAACTAATATCCAACCGACTATTTCAAACAACCATTTAAAAAATAATCTTTTAAACATCTTACCCTCCTTAATCTAAAATTTTATTTAATACAAAAGCGATTACTATTACCGCTCCAAGCATTATCAAATACCACATATATCCTCTTATGACGAGGCTCGGAGTTGTTTTTCTCTGTCTTTGTTCTTAAATCAAAGCATTTGCAACTACTTATCATTAAGCCTACAACAAACCTGAAGAGCCGAGCCTACTGTTTTAATCTTATTGACGGAGCAGATAGGATACTCCGTCTATAATGTTTAGAAACCTTTATCGGCATTTCCGAGTATCACAAAAAAACTTAATGAAGGTAGGTTTTTTATAATTCGTTATGCCAAAATTAAAAGAACAATACTACTATATATCAACCCTATCACTTGATATCTGCAATGCCCTCCCCCTTACAGATTGGGGAGAGCTTATTGACTACTTTACATCTTTTAATATCTGTTTTACATCAGCTCTCAACTCGTATAAAGCCTGTAACATTAAATCTTGTTTCGTCTTAAATTCAATATCGTTATGTTCCAATACCGTTATTCTTTCATCGTGATTTTCTACTTTCTTCGGTATTCCGTTTATTGTGTATAACCAAAACAACCCTGCACATACAAGAGAAACAAAACCTATTATATTCTGTGGTGTCAAGTATTTTCTCATTTTGTCTCTCCTATTCGCAAACTAAACTACCAACTGAATTTGCATTTCCGTAAAATGTTTCTGTTACTGTGTCATACATACCACTCTCTCCGTTCACTATCGCAGGTTTTAATTGATGTAATATATTATCATTGCTATCAAGTATTTCAAATAAACTAAATTTACACTTTCCATTTGTAAAATTTATAGTAGAACTATATTTCCAAGAAAACAATCTAAAATCTGATAGATAACCGTTATTCATTGTTACTGCATTTCCCGTTAAGTCAAAATTCGGAGAAGAAATAGATACTGCTTGTGAAGAGCCTGCAACGGATACACTGCCATTATAAAAATAAGATGCATAACTATCATATTGAGAACCCGAAGAAAAACCAAACAAATAATATAACTCCGAAAAATTTAAACACTCACCTTTTAATCTACACTTAACACTTTGACCTCGTAAAGAACTTAAATCTAAACTGATATAAGCATTTCCTTCTGTGTAAATACTCGTCTTGAACTCAACATTTCCACCACCACTACTACTCATTAACATTGAAAGAAGTTTGCTCATAATCAATACTCCTTAACAAATCCCAATTTGTTGAATATAACTATTAAATAGGACTTATTTGCACTAAAAGTCGGAGTTCCGTCAACCCAAGTTATTCCACTATTATCTTGAAAAGCTAATGTTCCACTACTTGCAGTAGTAAATTCAATAGTTGTTTCTTCAAAAGAAGTTTCACAAGCAGTCAATGTTATTGATGTTATTGGATTACTAAACACATAATTCTTGTTCGCTTCAACATTGGCTATCGTCTTACTTGTTTCGGTATAAGTTATTGTTTCTGCTTTCTTTTGATAATCTGTTAAATTCGGTATCGCATTTAATACTTCGTTTTCATACAAGTAAAGTATTCCGTTGGTCTTGTCTGCTATCTCGCTTTTATCTTCTATTGCTACACCATAATCCCAATTAAGATTACTGTCATAGACAACAAAATTATCCGAACTTTCGGCAAGATAAACCAATAAACTATTGCCATAATACATAGTGTATGTTGTATCAAATTTTCCCTGACCATAAGCAATATAATCATAAGAATTGTAACCGGAAAAAGTTGTAGCAAAAGATGTTTCTTCTATTTTAGTATCCCCAATATAAAGTTGAACTATGCAGTCAGAACTACTTGATGTTCTGCCTACTTTTAAAATATATTCTTGATTAGGACTTATTGTTGTGGTTAATATTTGATTTGATGTTACACTTGATTTTGTATGAATATAATATAATTTTTTATCATTGACAACAAAAGACATATCTTCATTTGTGCCATAACTACGAATATACAGAATTGGTGCTTTTTCTTCAACAGAATACTTAAATTTTACTGTATATTCTCGTGTTCCCGACCAAACAGAACCCTTTCGATAACTACAATTTTTCCCGTCTGCAAAACCACTACCAACACCTGTATTAAAATCTATATCTATTGTAATATTATAACCTGACGATGTATTCTTAACATATCCTGCTCCTGCAGTATATATCTTCTTATCTGTTGTGTTTAAAAAAGTATCTCCTACATTGTAACCACTCAAATCAACGGGTAAAGAACTACCACTACTCGTTACAAAGGTAGGAAACTTACCGTCTCCACCACCGCCTCCTGCTCCACCACCAAATCCGTTTACTTTAGGTAAATGTATAGTCATTATATTCCCTCCGCAATATTGAATTGAGCAAAACCCTGATATGCTCTAACCCAAAGGTATTCGCCTGACTTTGCGGTGTAACCGAAAGCCTCGCCGGTCTGTAGAATAAAACCTACATTCCTATCTGTCGGTGCTTCCGCCCCTTCACATACCAACAATGCTTGATACTCTTTGTTTTGGATAGTATAAGAACTATCTGCCTCAAAAGTGTACCCTGTTACTTCATCCAATTTCTTCCATTCTTCTTTTACTTTAAATTGTCCTATGTTTGCCATTTCTTCCTCCTATGCGTATTCTTATGCTCTAATTTTTTTTGCTAAATTTTCTATTTCTTGAGCCTTTTGTTTTATATAATCACTTGCACCACTGTTTTCAGCAAGTATCAATTCTCTTTGCCATCTATTCATACCATACTTTGTTTCTTGTTCTGCAATTTGTTGTTTTAATTCTCTTTCTTCTATTATTTTTTCATTATAAGCTATGTATTCTGTTCCATCTTCAGAAAGCATATATTTATCATTTGTTTCTTTAACTTCATCTACTATACAAAGTTCTTTGTTTATTGGTTTATCCGAGTAAAAAATTACCTTATTGTTTCTTATTCCTATATACATAAATCCTCCTTTTAAGCATAAACAAATTGGAAATGGTTTACATTATCTATTCCACCATAAGTTATTTTAACAGTAACGCCTTTTTTTACAGGAAAAATATCTTGTATAACTTGAGGTTTTGTAGCATAAGACTCTTTCGTATAAACATTTATAGAATTTTCATCTACTCTAAAAATAACATATCCATATTGGCTTGAAGATTGAATACTTGCACTAATATAGAACCATCCATCCGCAGGTGCTATATATTCACTTTCAGATGCTCCTAATGACAAAGAAACGAACTTTGTGGAAGGTAAACCTGTTGGATGGTTTGCAAATATAGGCTCTTTACATAACCAAGTATATCCACTAAGCCAAGTTCCTCCAATAATACCAATTCCATTGTATTGTGTTACATTTACTCTACCGTAATATTCTTGTGTATCTTTACGATAAATGGTATCATCAGAAGTAAAAATATCTCTCGATAATTTAGATGTCCAAACAAAGGAGTTACTGCTTCTTTCACAAATATAATAATATTGACCAGTTGGACTATCACTATTAAAATATATTAGACCTTCATTTGTTTCACTTGGCGTTGGTAAGGAACTTGAGGTTGCTGCTCCTTCTATAAATCTTAGATTTTTAATATACCATACGTGAGAATCAGATGTATCATTTGTATTATTATCAACCAAACTTTCTACAAAGAATCTATATCCATCTTTTGCGACTAAAACCCTATCTCCTTGAGAATATGTTATAGAAGAGTCATAAGACAACCCTTTTAATAGAATATTCCATAAGTCTGTTTGATTTGTTATACTACCCGTTAAAAATCCCCATTCTGTTAAACTCTTCCAAGAACTCTCCCATCCACTTGTAACTTCAGGTTCTACATTGGTACTATTAGCTATTGCAATATAAATTTTACCATTTCTTAAAACAATACTTCTATTAGCAACATATTCCGTTTGGCTATTCCATTCAGGAATACCGGCTTGAAATATGTATGCAAGTTGTTTTGTTATTGTATAAAAAATTCCATTCAAATCTTGTAAGTATGGAGCTTTGTCTTGAGATGTTCCTCCAATCATACCAAGTAACCAATTGTTACTTTGTATTAAATCTAAATTATCAGAATAAGAAACATTGCCTTCTTTTTTTGTGCCGTAAACAGAGATGTTTCCGGTCGGAGTAAGGCTACCTCCAAAAATTTTTTGGTATTTTCTATCTAAAGCCATTTTTATACTCCTTGTAATCTTTTATTTGTATATCCTTTCCAAACAATTTCGTCATCTATCTTGATACTACAACCTTTAAAATCAATAGAACCTCTTAATCCATAATTATAAGCTATGCCATAAAGGAATGTGAAATCAACCCAATTAGGAGAACCCCACAGAGTATTTACTTTTTGTGTTTCTACTCCTTCACACTCTACTGTAGCCCAAACTGTATGTGTTCCGTTTTTCTTGTGATTTAATGATAAAGTTATATCAACCCATTTATTTGCATAATTATAAGATTGTACTATTTGTCTAAAGTCTGTTTTTCCTGTCAGCATTTCAATATAATATGAAATTTTTACTAATGCCAAATCTCCCGTATTTCCACTCACATATTCATCTCCGCTAAGAGTAGTCCAATATCCACAAGAATATTGTGTAGAATCTACTTTTACTCTTGCCTTAACCTCAAATGTATGGAATATATTAGGAGATTGATATTCTGTAAAATTAAATTTCATTGGTGTTTTATAATAAACAGAATTATCTGTTGATGTCATTTCAAATATTGTTCCATCAGAATAATTTTCTGCTCCTCCAACAGGTATTGCATTGATATAATAGTATTCTTGTCTAACAGACAAAGAGCAACCCATTGGTTTTGGAAAATATTTTTTAATAAAAGTTTCTATAGTACTTACATTACCATTAAAAAGTTCTAATATTGCCTCACTATAAATATAAGTAATGCTTTTTACTCCCTCTTCAACACTAATATCTTCTCCAAAGATTTTGTATAGAACTCTATCAAGATTACCTACGGAAAGAATTTCATTTTTCATCTCTGCCAAGAATTTAAGAACTTTTCTAAAGAAATCAACGGTAGTTAAACCTGAAAGAGAGACTTTTGTATAAGTATATCCTGAATAATTAAGCAAAGGATAACCTACATATTGTCCTTCTGTATCAGATAATCCAGGAGTTACATCTTCTCCTTCTGTATCTGAAAGTTTAAAGTAGTTAGTATTTATAATATCCAAATAATCATCATATCCTATATATTTAGCTAAAACATTCAATTGCGACAATGATGCAGTATCTAAATCATAAGCATTTTGTATTTTATTGAGCAAAATCTCATTAGAATCATCTGCAAAAACAACTTTTACAAAGGCTTCTATTGTAGCCATTGCTTTCATCTTTGTTCTATATTGAATAATCAATAAATCTACATAATGTTTTATTAATTCTTCCATATTTTATCCTTGTATAACTGTTATTGTGTTAGCTACAAATCTTTTATCAGGAGAAGGTAACAAATAATCTTCGACAGGAGTTCCACCTACTTCTGATATGGTTACATCAACAACTACAATTCCATCTATATTATTCAAAACTATATTTTCAATATCATTTGTTGTTAAAATTTGTCCTACTTGTAAAGATAAATTATTTCTTATTATTTCTTCTACTTGAGTTCCGTTTATATTATCTCCATTTAACATTTTTGCAGTTATAGAGATATCTACATATTGTGGAGTTGGTTTTGTCCAATAAGCGATAAAAGGGTCTCCTATAGGCTTTTGAACTATATAATAACCTTGATTGCTATCTTCTCCTGAAGAGCTTGAAGAATCTTCATCGTGTTTCATTGGAGTACCTAAAACTCTTTTAAGATAAATTGCAGTTCCTATATTTTTAATTACTTCTTCATCATTGATATGGTCAACAATAATCCATATACCATTTGGAGGAATACCGAAACCATCGATAGTATTACCATCATTCTCTAAAACATTTACATAATTTACACCTTCAATGTTTTGTATAGCAGAGATAATATTGTTTATTTCTCCAACAGAAGAACGATTTAAAGCAACAAGTTTCCTTCTTATTCTCAATTCGGAATCACTTTCTTCATCAGAACCTAAAAAGTATTGTGCATTAGGATTGTTTACACTTGCAACTCCTGATTGAGTCGTTACAATTGTATTTACACTACCTACATTAAATATTAAAGCTCCAAACTCTAAAGCTCTAAAAGATACTGAGTGAGTTTCTCCATTTACTCCGGAAGTTGTTGTTTCACAAACTAATATGTTTCCTGTAGAATCAGAAACTTGGAAACAATCTTCTACACTATTTCCGTCTAATCCTTTTATTGTTGTAGAGCCATCGAAAGTAACATTTACATAAACTCTTGTATAAGCCCCTTGTTTTCTCGTTAAACCATTTAATTTTACTCTTTGGTCTAATACTACTCCAACAGCTTGGTCAGGGTCAAAAGATGCATTTACATCTTGAATAAGTTCATTTTGGTCTGCAATCATTTGTGCGAAGTTTGCAGCAAACTGTTCATCAGGAGAATTTTGTTCCAAATTGATATTTTGTCCATAAATATTTTTAAGATTATCTTCAACCTTTTCTTTTATTGTATAAAAATCATCTATTTGTAAACCTAATTCGTCTATCTTAGACATTATATCCTCCTACCGATATTGAATCACTTCCTTCGCCAAATATTGTGTTTATATTATAATCTAATTTCAAGTTTCTTTCAACTTCATCGTAAACAACATTTACTTTTGTAATTTGTGTTACATAAAGAGATTGTAAAATGCATAATCTTACATTGATTTCAATCAAATCTTTCATATATTGTCCACGAGTCGCTAATATCGCAAACCAATCTATTCCGGCATCCAAATCAAAATAACAATCCCATTTGAAAGATTTTAAACGAGTTCTTATATTAAGCATTGTAGATTGTAGTTCATCTGCGTAACTTTGGTTACCTTTTCCAAACTCCCAATCTCCATTCTCATCTAAATTTCTAAATTTTATAAACATTTTAACTCCTATGTTATTTGAGTTATAATCCCTTTTACTATTGTTAAAGTCTGTCCTACTGCGTTGTCTCCTGTGTCTTTAAATGTTCCTGATGCTCCATTTCCCGCTTCCATTTTTCCGCCTGAAACAATATCTCCATCTGCACTTATATTTCCAGAAACATTTAAGTTGCCATTTATACTAACATCTTTATTTGCACTAATACCATTTGCTTTAAGTTCTAAAATTGTTCCTTTATACTTTACTCTTACACCATCAGTTATATAATCAGAAACTTTAGTCTTTAAGTTAGTCAACCCTAACAATGCTATAGCTCCATTTAGACCGTGTTTATCATTAGGGAAAGCAGGTTCTGAACCTTTTCCTTCAACCCAATTATCAAGGTCTGTATCACAAAAAAGAACTATGCAATCATCTCCTTCTTTTACCGGAACTTGAATACTAAAATCTCCACCATTTATAAAACTTACAGGTACTCCTGAAATTTGTGGATAACCATCAATTTGAATGTCGGCCGTCTGTTTGTCTGCATAGAAAGTCTTAATTTTTCCTACCTTGACACAATTAAGAGTTTCCAAGAGTTTTTCTTGAAACTTTTGGAGAACATTTTTTAAACCTAAGTCAGTAGCTAAAACTTCATAATCAACTTGTTTAGACATTTTGAGCCACCAATTTATCTATACCCATAAAGCAAGTAAATTCTGTTTTTAGACTATCACATACTGCAGGAGAAATTGTTCCTGAATGTTTAAATCCTACGACCTTTAATCTTCCGCCTATACCTGTTTCTGTAGTTCTTGAATCCAAATAAATACTTCCCCCACATCTAAAAGCAGGTTCAAAAAGAGATGTAAATTTTACAGTTGCTCCTTCTCTTATAGGAGTACTTAAAAGACCTGTTTCTGCACTTATTTTTATCTCTTCAGTTTGAATATATTCATTGTCCTTAAGAACAACCAAATCAGGATAATCAAAATACATTCTATATAAAGGAGCATTATTTCCTTGCTCTTTCTTTATTAGCTCATTCTTTGACTTTATTATATCTGCAACAACATCCCAAGTAGTTTTTTTGCTAAAACTCTTATCTCTTGTAAAAGAAAATTTTAGTTCCGGGCTTACTTTTAAATTGTTTTGTTCTATATTCAAATCTTTAGCCAATTTAGAAAAAATCTCTTTTTGAGTAGTACCTTTCTTAAATTCAGTAGATAAATCTACTTCATTCTTTTCAGGTAAATCAAAAGCTTCTATATGAGTAATGATATTTGTACCTTGTCTATAAGAATAAGCTCTTGTAAATCTTCCAAAGAACACTAAAGGCATACCATTTATTGATTTTCTAATATTCCCTTTTTGTATTATAGGGTCTTTGGTATTATAGTCATAAAACTCTTTATCACTATATCCTGCATACATAATGATTCTTTTGTTTACCGCACCGTGCAAAATACCATCATAATAGATATTATGTCTTGTTGACTTAGCGAGATTGTAGATATCCAAGCTTATCTTATTCATTGTTGCAAAGATTCCTCTATCTACGGTAAAATTTATCGTAAATGAAGGTCTTATAATCATCTCTTTGTCGCCTTCAACAAACTTGAGAGAATCTATAACTTCTCCATTAGCAAGTTGTTTTTGCTCTATTACAGGATGCTCTCCATATTGAATAGCAATTAAATACTGTCTATTAAATTTAGGTTTTGCCATAATACCTTTTGAGCCAACAAATCTTCAGGCTCTAATAAATATAAATTAGCTCTTCTTGAAGTAAAATCTTCATAAAAAAGAGCTTCACTATTTTGTTCGCATTTTATTGCCAAACCAAACCCTAATCTATTTTCCCATTGTTCTAATATGTTTGGTAGGCTTGTAAGCCTTATACCAAATATTTTAAAATTTTCAGAAACTATATCTACAAACCAACCTTGTCTTGTTTGATTATAATTAAAACAAAGTTTAAAGTTTTCATTCTTTGCATTTATAACTTCAAAAACATTTTGTTCATCTAAATTTATTTGTTGCACTACAAACCTCCCTTTGGAGCTAAGAATGTTGTAGTCATTCCATTTAAAGGAAATGCACTCATATTCTGTATTAGAACTTGAGAGTTTGCAACTTCTGCATCATTCATACCAGATGTTGATATATTAGTAAAAGCTTTAACTTTATCAGCTACACCATACCTAATATTTGTAAAAGTTCTTCTTAGCCAATCTTCAGTAATTACTGCTGGTTTTTGAGCCACATTTAAAGTTTGTTTTACAAAATCTCCGGCTAATTTAAGTTCTCTTTCCGGTAAAGGAATATCATCTTGTATTAAGAATGATGGAGCATCTTGTATATGTTTCTTATTTGCCGCAATTTCTGCTCCAAGACTCTTAAATTGACTTTTTACTGTTATTACTTCTGCTTCTCTAATTTGTTTAAACTTTATCTTGATTTCTGTAACATATTTTGTGTTTTTAGGTTGATTTGCTGAAAAATCCAATATATACATATTTTCCAAAACACAAAAAGGAGTTACTATAACAAATTTTGTTCTATTTGCCCAATAATCACGAAATCTTGACACTATTTTAGATTGTCTTGTTTGTTGTTGCTCTCCAGAAGCTTTTTTTACAAAACTTGAAAAAGTTTTATATGTGTCATAAACTCCTTTTGCCGTATTTGTTATATCTCTTGCTTGGTTTATTATGTTTGGAGCAAATTGAGGAAGAGAACCAAGCCTATTATAGTAAGAATCTACTGCATTTAAAGCTTTCTTTGCGAAATCTACATCTTCTTGTTCATCATAAGGAGTGTTTAAATTGACTTCCGAAACCTTTCCTGAAACCTCTATAGTAATAGGTTTTAAAGCTATATGGTCTTGAATAGCCTTATTATTTTCTACATAGTGGTCTGTTATATCAGAATTAAGGCTAAGTCTATAATCTTCTTTAAGGTCAAATACAAACCCTTCTTTCTTTCCATTATAAATAGCCGTTATTCCAACATTTTGCGGAGTAGTAGGGTCAATATCCTCATTAATCCCTTTTTGTGGAAAAATAAGAGCTTGTAATGAAGAAACCGAATTTGTAGTAAGACCTGTAATAGCATTGATATCTTGCATTACTTGAGACTTATTACTATCCATTAAACCTGCTGTGTATTTTAAATTACTTAAATCCATTTTTTCTCCTAAGAGTATTGAACATAAGTATCTATGTTTTGACTTTCTACATCACTTGTATCTACAGTTGCACTACCATCTTTTCTAACATTAATTGCTAAACTTAAAGCAGCTCCACCAGCACCAAAGCCCATCATACCAGGTAAAAGACCACCTGTAGCGGAACTTGACATATAATCCCATCCTTCTTTACTTGTAAGGAGCTTTGCTAACGGGCCGAGAGTATTATAAAAGAACACTTTAATATCGGTCAGAACTTCATTTATGTTCTTTGCTGCTTCTGCCCACGCTTTGATTGCATCTTCATCGTAGCCTGGTTTACTTCTATCTATTTCTCCCCTATACATCCTTTCCCACAATTCGTAACTCATACCTAATTGACTACCTAAAGCCCAAGATGTTTCGGCCGGAAGTCTTTGTAATCTTTTTTCAATTTGTAATTCTACATCATCTAATCTATCAAGGGTACTTACACCAAGAGCCATAAATGGAGCGGCATTGCCCATACCAAGCTTTATACCACCTATTTTGCCCATCATACCCCTTTTCCAAGAGCCATACTCTTTAGCGGAAATTCCAGCTCTTTGCATAGCAGCCATACTTCCACCAAAGAAACTACCTTCAGATGCACCGCCTTCAATTGTCATTTGATGTCCTAAAGAAGTTTGTGCTACTTGATTGATAGCCGTTGCACCTTTAACTATATATTTAATAGCTTGTCCTGCAATCAAACCTGCAATACCAAGTTTACCCCATTTCATAAACATAGCATTAAAGAGCTTTCTTCTATTCTTTTCTTTTTCTCTTTCTTCTGCTAATTGAGCTTTAAGCTCTAATTTCTTTTTCTTTTCATCGAAAGCTTTGTTTTCTAATAAGGCTTTTGCGTGAAGTTTGTTCATTTTCTTGTTCCACTTATCTTCACTCATAAACCTTTTAGCTTGTTCTTGTTGGTTTCTTTTTTCTTGGATTTTTGCTTTCTTTTCTTTATCCAACCTTTCTTTTTCTTGTTTCCAAATTTTAGATTTAAACTCTGTTACCTTTTCATCAATAAAAGCAGCTTTTCCTTCTTTTGTTTTACTTGCATAATCTTCTCCAAAAGCTCCTTTTTTTGCTCTTGCAGTTACATAGCTTCTAATTCTATCTTCAACACTTCTTTCATAGCTACTTCTTTTTAAATATTGGTCAAAATGAGTTTTAAGAAAAGGTTGGGTCATCCTTTGTACAGATGACTTTTTATATGTGGCTTCATTTTCCATTGCCTTTACGAAATTTTTTAATTTCTTATCAGCATTGGAAAAATCTGCATCGACTTTGATAGTTGCTTCTACTTTTGGTGGCATTTTATCCCCTATAATCGTTTCTTATTCTGTCTGTTAAAACTCTTTCATAATCTGCTATAAAGTTTTCAAACTTTAAAATCTGTAATACTTCTTTTGCAGTGTACTTTTTAACTTCTTCTAAAGAACCATATCCTAATTTTACTATTCTAAAGATTGCAAAAGCTGCAGAATCTCTTACTTCTATTTTTGGGTCTTTTGAGCTATCGTCCTTCGTAAAACTTGATTTAAGGATTACAAAGGACTTGTCATAAAAGGGGCGGTATTCAAATCTATGACCTTCATACAAATAGATACATAGAATCCCCTCATTTCTACAGATTCAAAAAAAGACCAATCTTTTATAGGCTTTTTATCAAAAAAACATTTTGAAAGACAAGGTAAAAGAGCTTGTTTAATTTCTTCTACCGTTAAAATATTTATGCCCTCTATTCCATTTTTGTAACATTTTATTGTTTCTGAAAAAAGTTTTTCACTTTCAATAAAAGTTCCTAAATGTACTTCTAACTTATGTCCTTGAATATCTACTTCTTCAACATTTTTAAAAACTTCCATCTTTGCCCTCCCTTATTTTTATCCTATAGTCAAGCCGTCAATAACTCCTTGAATGTAATAAACGGTAATAGATTGTTCTACATCTCCGTTTACATTAATTCTTGTTTCAGGAGCTTTTCTTATTACTCCACCTGACAATTTGAATGTCCAATTCTTTACATTTCCGGAACCGTCTCCAAGCTTCTTTACAACTGTTCCTGAAATAAAAGTAAGACCTGCAAAGTTGCCACTTACATAAGAGTTGTATTTATTTACACATCCTTCATCTGTCTTTGTGCCTTTTAATACTCTAAGTTCGAGTTCGCACTTTCTTCCTTCTTCATCTAAAGCGTATATTGCATTTCCATTTTTACCTAAAGCCATATTAATTAAGTCGTTAGGAACTGTAATACTTGCTACATCTCCGTTTGCCAAATCATTTGTTATATCGGAGACATCTAATCCTTGTAAATTAACTTGGTCATCGCCTGTTATAGAAAATTGCATTTCAAACCTCCTATAAATTTATATTTACTATTATATTTGTAGAATGTATTGCTCCGGCCGCTTTTACTGCTATTTGTACCAAAGGAGCTTTTCTTTCTTCTCTATCTGATTGAGACTGTTGTGCTACAGGTAAAGAATATACATAATATCCTAAATTGGCGATATTATTCTTGAAAGTTGTTGGGTCTCCGAAAGTGTCAGGAGAGTTCCATTTTCCTGGAGCTATAAAACCATTGTTTACTGCTCTTGAACATACTTCCATATAAACACTCTTTAAACCTGTCATTCCTGCTTCGGTTTGAGGTATCTTTGTACTTGTTTGTCTAAGATAATTGAAACCTGCAGTTTGTAAAGCATTTACGAACCACAATTCATTGAATACTTCATCAAAGAAACCATTTGCTCCTGTGGAGAAAACACAAGGAACACCGGCTATAGATACATAAGAATCTACACCGTTAGTTTTGCATTTTTCCAACAAAGTTTCAGTCATTACAGGGTCGGCCGTAACTCCAACTAAAGGTTTCAAGTGCATTGTTTGAGTTGTATTAGAACCTTCAAAAACAGTTGACATTGCTTTAGAAACATAAGCAGCCATCATAATTTTAGCTTCTGTTTCAGTTCCACCATAGAAAAGGCATCTTGTTTTCTGTAATGTAGCACCTTTAATTCCTGCAAATGCTCCTTCGATATCAGATTGAACATTTGATACTATGAAATTGATTTTGTTGTTTTCTGCATTTACTAAAGTTGAAACTAAAGCATCACTTGAAGAAGAACTATCATTTCCTGCATAGTTTGCAGCAATATCATTTGCTATTGAATCCGTAGTCAAGAACCCACAGAAAAGAACCTTTTCTCTTAATCTTAAATAAGCTTCTGCTTGAGATTCCGACACCCCTTTTAAACCGATTATAAGTACTCCGGAATTACTCAATATGTTTGGAGCTTGAGAGAATATAGCATTAGCCATTTTAGCAGTTAAAGAATCTACTCCGAAATCTTTGTTTACTGCTACCGGTCCTCTATAAACTCTAAACTCTTCATTTTGCCCAAAAGCTTCCACAGGGTTTTCTGTAGATAAGAGTAAAACATTGGATGTTTTAAATTCGCTTAAACCTGAAGCAGTAGGAACTAAACTTACATCTATTACATTTGATAAACTTAATTCATTTCCCATTTTTTATCTCCTTATTGTTCAATTTTTATATTTTGTTTATTACTCATATCAGCTCTACTGAAATTATTGTAATAATCAACATCATTTGTAACTTTTTCAACGTGCATTATAGAATATTCGTAATGATACGAAAACAATCTTTGAGAAGGAGTTGCGAAACTCGCATCTGTAAACACTTTAGGTATCTTAGCAATTTGCATATTGTACTTTTCTTGTTGTTGTACACTATATACACTTTTCATAGCTGCTAAAATATCATACTTTCTTAATCTTGCACTTGCTCCGGCCGAAAAAGTGTTTATAGAGATATTTGTTTTAATATTCATCCAAACTTCTTCTTCTAATCCGTCATCTTTAGGTTTTGTATGTATATTTGTACCAAAAGTTTCTTCATCATCAAAAGAAACAACAACATACATTTTGTCATCATTTGGGATATCTCTTTTTTGGTTATATATCCAAATTTGGTCATCTGATAAACCTAATTGATTCTTAATAATATCACAAACTATTTTTATGACTTCCATTAAACACTCTCCGAAGATTCTTCATCCTTTTTAAATGCTTGTGCAATCATATACTCTACATATCCATACTCGGTACAATCGTACTTTTCAACTACTCTATACTGAACGCCTTTAAAAATTACTATATCATCAATGTTTATTTTTATGGTCGGGAGTAAGTGTAAACATTCGTATTTCCAAGCTCTTTGCCCTTCTTCCATAATTTGAAGTTTTTGGGGGTCAACGGGCTGTCTTACTCCCCTTGTCCTTATAGTAGTTCTTGTTTCTTGCACTTCACAATCAACAAGTGATTTTGAAACTAAATCAAATGTGATTGGTTGCATATATGCTTTAACTGGTCCTGAAAGATTTGGTAACACTTATTTCCCTCTTGATTTTTTTAGCAAAGGAGAAATTGATATTCTTCCTAATGCTCCTGTCTTATTTACCTTATAATTGCAACTTATAGAACTTTTTAATATACCTGTATCTGTTAAAGCAGGTTCTTGCCTTCCGGTTATCAACTTATATCTTTCCGAGAGCTTTTTCCACTTTCCAAAACCATTTGTTTCAAAAGCGGTCATTATCTCATCATAAGCTAATTGGGCGATTTTTTCGAATAATTGTTCAAGAGATTTGTAAGTATGCGAATAGAAATTTATCCATCTAAATATTTCAGGTAATTTAGTTTTAAGAGGCATTTCAAGGAAACTTCTTTTTGGCATACCACCTAATCCATACTCGTGAATAGCACCTATTTCCGCCGTTGACAAAGAACTCATAACAGGCTTTCCTGTCTTTCCTTTAACGTACACGTGGGGAGTATCTTCAACATAAAATCGGATATTCCCTTTCTTGGGTAAAAATGCTTTAAAAAAAGAGCTTTTATTCGAGCTAAAAGTAACTCTACTTTTTGCCATTATGGTAAAGTCCTTCCCGGAACTACTTTTACATTTCCTACTAAATAAGGATAAATCATTGTAACATATTTTAGTCCATACCCATTTTGTGCAAACATTGAAAGCATTGGGTCAGACTCAATCCACTTAGGAACTTTAAAACTTTCGGCAACATTTCTAACTTGTCTAAAAGTTAAAAGACCACCGTTGTTTGATTGTCCTTGTGAATTTATATTATTAATATCTACAACCAAATAATAGGCTGTCAGATACAAGAAAATAATCTTTTTATCATCATCTGTATCAAACAAATCTTCATTAAAGTTCATTTTGGCTTCAGAGATAGCCCTTGTAATATCTGCATCAGATACTTGGTCTTGCTCATTACCATAAACGAAATCTTTAACAAAAAACTCCTTAAAATCACTTGGTGTTATTTGAAACATTTTTCTTCCTTTTCTTCTTTGTTTCACGTGGAACTTCTTCTACCACATTATTTTCTTCATTTTTAACCTCTTTTTCCTCTTCTTTTATTTCTACTTTAGGCTCTACCTTCTCTACCTTTTTTATTTCAGGTTTTATTTCTACAAGAGAAGAAGAGTAAAGTCTTAAGAGCTTTCTTCCTACATTATCATCTACATCAACGGTAAAATTAGGTTCTAATGTTATTACATTTCCTCTTTTATCCTCTAATGTAAAGTTTGAACTGCCTATATTTTTAATTTTCATTTTAGCTCCTATAAATAGGGTAGGAGGAGGGCATCTTCCTACCCTATTTTTCTCTTAAGAGATTATATAGAACTTGAACTATCTTCTGTTCTGTCGAAATACAAGATTTCTTGAGGTCTATTTACGAATACTCCACCAACCCTTGCGAAAGCTGTATTTACTAAGTTCCATCCATCAATGTTGTTGAACATTGTAGGTGTATAGTCAATAGCTTTTACAAGTTTAATTGAGTCCATATCTTTGTTGTACAAAGCATATCTTGTCAATCCCAATTTGTTGTATTCTTGGTCAGCATATACACAAGGAAGGATTGCAACGTGTTTTCTTGCAATCAAATCAAATGCTTCCTGTAACAATTGGAATTTGTTTTTCAATGGGAACTGTGGAGATACTTGAGCAGATAATCCATTGTAATCGGATTCCGGAATTAAGAATACATTCGGATATGCAGTTCTGTTACAATTCTTTCTGTATTTTTCAAGAACGTTTGCAACGAATACATTAATTTCGTTGAAATTCATTTCTTTCAAAGATTTCGGAATTGTGGTTGTATCTATAGCAATATCAGTTTGGTTCAAAAGACCTTTAACAACTTTATTACCTAAGAAAGCAACTTTCTGTAATCCCAAATCGAAAGATTTTTTTCTACTTCTTTCTTTTCCGGCGATAAGAGAGTAGTTGTTTACCAATGCAGCTTGTTTCAATTCTTCAATTGTGAATTGAATCTTTTTCAACCAAGTTACAACAGGTATATATTTTCCATCAACAACGGCTTCAGCAACAGGAATCTTTGCTTGAGCAACGTTGTTTTCTTGCCAACCTTCATCTATATCAGCTGTCAAGAACTCTCTTACTTGGAGCAATTGTTTTGCCCAACCTCCATCTATTTCTTCTGGCAAATAATCTTCTATGTTTACTTCATAGAATTTCTGTTGGGAAATGGTTTTTAACAATACTGTTAAAGTGGTCATTTCCATTTCTGCTCCGAGACCTGTTTCAGCACCATTTACTTTCAATGCCAAATCTAAATCTGCTTGAGCTTTTTTCGCCATCAAAATTTCTGCTTCGTTCAACTTTACAACATTTCCGTACACATCTTTAAAATTTCCGCTTAATATTTCTTCTTTTGTAAGTTTCATTTATCTTTTCTCCTTTATTAGAATATACCTTTAACTACTACTCTTGATAAACCAGCTCCTGTTTTATCTAAAGCAATAGCATCTACGGTTCCGTCTGTTTTTTTAACGAATTTCATTGTTGAAGAATCCCAAGTAAGTTCATCTCCAGCATTTACTGCTTCGCCGATGTTTGCATAAACGAATTTTCCGCCAATAAATACTGTACAAAAATCATTTGCACCATATTTATTTTTTACTGCGTTGAAAGCAACTATACCTACAGCTGCTCCCGTTGTTTTCGGAGTTACGATGATTTCAGGACCTGTAGAGTTTGCATCTAAAGATACAACATCTCCATTTTTTACTCCTGTTCCTGCGTAATCCGCACTAATCATAACATTAATCGCTTTACCTTCTACTGCGTCTAATGCTATTTGACCTGCCTCTACACTTTGTTTAAACTGATTCATTTGTTGAGTCATTGTTTTTCTCTCCTTATTCTTCTATTATTTTTATTCCGCCATCTTTTGTTGCCTGGAACGTAATTTGTCTTTTAGGTTTGCCTGGTGTTCCTGCATTCATTCTTTCATTAAGCTTTGCATTTTGTTTTTCTTTTTCTTCTTCTGCTTTCTTTTCTTCTTCTTTTTTCTTAGCTTCTTCTTCAGCTTGTTTCTTCTCTTCCTCTGCTTTTTTCTCTTCTTCTTTCTTCTTCTCTTCTTCGTTTTTCTTTTCTTCTTCATTCTTCTTTATGGTTTCACAAGCAGCATTGTACTTTTCAACCAATTCTTCTGCGGTGTATTCTCCATCACAGGTAGCATACTTCTTTTCTCCTTCATTAAGTTTTGCCGTTAAAGTCTCTATCATCGATTTAACAGTAAACTCTTTACCACCTAATTCAAAAGATGTATTCAAAATCTCTTCCGAATTATCTACTTTCTGTTTTTTAAAGAACAACATTTTGTCCTCCTTTTCATTGAATTTGTTGTCTATTTTTTCCAAATCTTTTCTAAATTGTTTAAATTCTTCCGTATTCATAATGATAGCTTCATCGAATTTAGGAGTTTTTGTTAGTGCTAAATGAACAAATTCTCCATCCAAGACTTCTTCAACATAATCTATATCGTGATATCTTCCTCCAACTCCGGAAGCAGTTGTAAGATATCCGTTAGATACTCTAAAGTTTTGGTTTTTGATAAACTCTAAAGCCTTTTTATCACTTACAATGAACTCTACCCAAAAATATCCATCTTGAGGCAGATAAAATGATTTAACTACATATCCTACAGGGTCTTGATTTTCCCAATCTTTATGGGTAATAACCACAGGTTTTCCCCTAAAGGAATCATTCATTTTATCCAAAACGGGTTTTGTTATCAACACATTCCCATTTTTATACTTGGATATTCCGTGAGTTATGTGTCTTGCATAAAAAACTTCTGCCGTTTTAATTTTAAAAATATTCATCACGATGAGAACACCTTTGTTTTTAGGTCTTTAGATGTAACTTTCGTTTCTTCATCTTCTTGACCTTGTTTTTTTGCCATTTCTAAAGGCAATGTATCATATAATGTTTCGTTTACATCTATGGTAATAGGTAAGATATTATTCTTGTTGATTATCTCTTTCATTTGAGAAACATTTATGAAACCTTTATTGTAAGCGAGTATCGCTCTTTGATATTCCGAGTTCTTTCTAATAGTCAAATCTTTTGGAGTTTCATAGTCGAGAGAACCGAATACTACATCAACAGAATGTATCTCTTTACCTAAAACAAACATACTAAACAATTTATATAAGTGTCTTAAATTATTTTTAACTTTACTTCTAATTTCAGTTTCTACCATCGTATTATAGTTCTTGATATCATCTTCTCCGGAACTAAAACCTGAGCTACCTATACCAAACAATTTTGATAAAGGCATTCTCAAATCCGATGCAATTTGGTAACGAATTTCTTTCATTACTTCTGCTAATCCGGAAAAAGAACTTGAATGACCTTTAGATTCATAAGAATCATTTTTATCAAGAACAAGAGCATTTAAGTAAGATTTAAGTTGGTTTGCTAACATAATTCTTTTACGAACATTAGCTTCTCCCGCCTTACTCATCAATGCAGTTGCAAAATTATTTATTGAATAAACATCGACTTTAACTTCATCGAGCATTTCGAAAGTAGAATCGACACCTTTCAAGTATTGATTAAACCCTCTAACAAGAGTTTCAAGAACAGAAAAGCCCCATCCTCTCAATCTTGGTCTTACGAAAGAGGGAGCTTCTTTTCCTTCCAATCTAAATACTCTTGATTTATGTATTCTAAGACCGTAATAGTTGTATATTTCCGGTCGGTAAAGCAATTTTCTCAATTCAACATCTCTATAGTAGTCGAGTTGTTGGTCATTTACATCATAATCTCCATAATAGAGTTCCCACAAATCTACTGCTATAAAATCTACAGGCATACCTTTAAGTTTTGTAGAATCTAAAGGTACAGACAAATCATCTTCGCCTGTCATCAATATCAAAGCTCCTCCACCAAAAAGCCTTGCCCATTTAACGGCATATTTAAACTTTTCAATGAAATCTTTTTCTTCGATAAATTCTTTGATTTTTGCTTGTTCTTGTTTATCTAATTCATTGGTTTTAAATTCTATTTCTGTTCTAAATGCATCATCTACCGGCAAGTCTATCATTGTTTGGATTAATCCGTGTTCAACATAGGATTCAGAAAGTAGATATCTAAAATTTGATATAAAGTAGTTACGATTATTTTTTGCGAGAGTATCGATTTGGGAAGCTTGAACACCTCTTCCAAAGATTGCGGCACCTTCCCATCCTCCATTAAATCCGGAGATAGAGTTTACGAAAGAAGATAATGAGTTTTCTTTAACTGCATCTTCTATTCCTTTTGTGTACCCGTCGATGAAAGATATATTTTTTTTCTTGCTCATCTCCCTGTCTCTTACTTTTCTTAATTGATACATAGCAAATTTTGAAAGAAATGTCAAGAGTTTTTTTTATTTTAGCCAATCGTGGATTTTTGTGTGGCAAGATTTACAGATAGGGATTAGATTATAATCTTCATTACCTCCTCCGTTGATTAAAAGTTGGATATGATGGTTACAATAAGCATAGTTTGTTTTACAAATAAAACATTTTTCATTTTCTTTTATAGGTTTTTTCTCATTCCTATAGAATTGATATTCTTGGTATTTCGGTTGTCTTGTTTTGTATTTTGAATATTCTTTAAGTATCTTTATACAAATTTCCTTATCTTCTGTTTCTTTGATTATTTGTTTTATTTTAGGATGAATTAACAAAAGAATATCATTGTTATAAACTATATGTTTTTTATAAAAGTTTCTTTTATTTTTTTTATATTTTTTTACCATTTTTTATTCCTTTTTACAAAGTTTCTCTATATCCCTAAGACTTATATATCTTATGATTAAAAATAAATGTAACAGACCTTTATCTTTCTCTTACTGATTATTCTACCGTGTAGCCCCTAATCCATTTACTTTTAGTCAGTGCAAACTAAAAGATGGCACTTTGTAGCAACTAAAGTTTTAACTTTACAATTGGTTCTGAAAATACAAAGGACACAATCTACACATAACCGAACACCTTTTGAGTGTTGTCTTAGGTCATTGGTCAAGAGTTGCTTGTTGCCAATACTTTGGTTAAGTTTTTATAGACAGAAATTATTTTTGTTCGCATTACTCACAAGTGGAACATTTTAACCACCAAAGATAAAGAACATTTGATAATCTTGTAAAGTTAAAAACGGATATAATCTACAAGACAATTTATAAACAAATACACCTTTGCTTATAAACTTTACAACAAAAAAAAGACACTTTAGCGAATTTCTGTTTCTGTCCCTTCTACACAATATCTCTCACAGATAAAAGATATATGTAGCCAAAAACAGAAACTCACTAAAATGTCTCTATAAACTACTCTTTATCTGTGATTTTAAAAAGAACAAAGTGAGAAGGGACTCACTTACTACGATAAAATATTACATTATTTAAAAAATTTTGTCAAGTACTTTTTTTGCTTGACTTTTTTTTCTTAATATATTATATATATAAAAAAGGAGAGGGTATGAAAATAAGAATACAAGAATCAATATATCGAGGTCGACCGATAATACAGTTGTTTGATGAAGATGCACAAGAAGAGTACAAGAATTATCCGCTCCTGAGTATAGGATTAAGGAAAGCAAAGGCAGTAATGTCGGTAAAAGAAGAGATACAAAAATTTATAAATAAGAATGAGGAACAAAATGGAAAAATACATAGCTATTCTTAAAACTTACAAGGACATTTTACAATTTTTGCATTGGAATACGGCGAAAGAGTATGCATTTCACATACTTTTTGAAAGGTTGATGGGAGACATAGACCCATTGTTAGACAGATTTGTTGAAGTAACTATGGGAGCTAAAGGTATAATTCACGTAGATTTTAACAAGTTTAAAGAAGTAAAGTTAGAATATACCGACTTAAAAGAGTTTATCAAGAATGCCAAAGAATCGTTTGGAGCATTGCTTATGGACTCTAAAGAGACGGAACAGAATGTTATAATAGACATCTTAGAGATGTTTGACAGGCACTTGTACTTATTATGATGAGAGGAAAAGGGGATGTACTTAAAGATGCTTTTTCCGAGAAGATAATTTATGAGGCTCTCAAGGCGGATATAAAAGCATTTGCTAAACAAATGAAAGAGAAGTACAAACCTAAACTTAAGAAGATAAGAGAGATAAAAGACAGTCAGACCGGTCTTGGGTTATTTGAAGTAGATAATTTGATTTGGGAATACATAAAAGAAGATGAAGATTTAAGACACGCAATATATATTGCACAACAATTGCCTTTGGTAACAAAGAGAATGGTAAAAGAAATATTTAAAGATTGTTTCAATGAAGTATTAGATAAGCACTCCAACATCATAGAGAATGGGAAACCTAAGACTACAAGAATGTTATTAGCGGAGATGATAGTTCAAGGAGTATTGACAGGAAACATAACCGCAAATCAGTTACGAGGTCTTGAGATAATAAGAGATACTGTTGGAGAAAGACCTGCAAATGAGATAATAAGTAAAGGCATCCAACAAAAGATAGTGGATGTAACCATAACAAAAGAAAAGGTTGACAAGGTAAAAGATATATTAGACAGTTTAAGGAGTGCGAACATAACAGATGGACTTAAACAAAATATCGCTCTTAGAGGAATCCCTGAAAGACCCGGAAACGAAGGAGTTGTTGAGGCTAACGTGTCTGGGGAGTCTGAAAGAGTACATAACCCTGATGTTCTTCCTGATAAACAGGACTGAATTTGATTTCCAACCTTTTCACGATGAAATCATTAGGAAACTTGAAGATATTTATTATCGCAGGAACAAGAAAAAGAACTTAATGATAAATATTGCAGTAGGTTCAGGTAAGAGTGCCATCATAGAATGGTTTATAACTTGGGCTTTTGCAAACGACATTGACCCAAAATTCTTATATGTTTCACATTCCGACCGACTTATAACCAAACTTTCCGGAGAAACTTTAGATATTATAGAGTCCGAATATTGGCAAAGTATGTTCAATCATCCGTTAAAACAGAAATCTTCAGTAGAGTACAGTTTTGAAGGTGGAGCAACAAGAAGTGGTATGAGTGCTGCACCTATGGGTAGTGGAATTACGGGTATAGATGCTGGTAATCCGGCCGCAAAAGGTAAGTTCAAAGGAGCTTTAATCATAGATGACCCAAACGATGCTGATGATGCAGATTCCGATATTCTGCTCCAACAAGCAAGAGACACTTATACCAACAAACTCAAAACGAGATTAAGAACAGAAGATACTCCTATCATAGTAATAATGCAGAGGTTATCCACAAACGACTTGGCTGGATATATAGAAGATGTAGAGTATGATGATTATGATATACTTCGAATACCTGCTTACAACGAAAACACAAAGACTTCGTTTTGGGAAAGGAAGTTTCCGGTCTCAAAGCTAATGAAAATCAAGCTCCAAACTCCGAGCCTTTTTTGGTCTCAATATCAACAAGACCCACAAGCTGCAGGTGGAGGACAATTCACAAACCAAATGTTCCTGGTAGATGCTTTACCTGAGTTCTTCGATTTTACCGCAATAGTAGCCGATACCGCATATAGAAACTCGGAACGTAACGATTGGACTGTATTTATGGCAGTAGGTAAATATAACGGCCGACTTTACATCTTAGACATTAAAAGAATGAGAGTGAACTCTAATAAGGTTGAAGGATTCTTTTTACCTTTCATAGAACAATATTCTCATAGAGATGACTTTATAGGATGTTTCATAGAACCGAAAGGACACGGAATCTATCTAAACCAACATCTACCTGAATTAGGAGTTCCTATCCAGGCAGATACTGTTATTAGAGAGTTCTATAAAGATAGAAAGAAAGATAAACTTATAAGAGCTAATGTTGTTCTTCCTGATATTCATAATCATAAGGTAACATTCAACTATCAGATAAATCAAGAGTTAGTTCAAGATTGTATTAAAGAGTGTCTTGAGTTTCCGGACGGTAAACACGATGATATGGTGGACTGTATCGTAGATTCGGCTAAGCTTGTGTATAAACATATCCCAAGTCTGTTGGAGGTACTATAATGCCCAAATCTCCATACAAGAACCCATACTTTTATCCGAAAAATATGTTTAAACCAAGAAGCAGGGAATATTATGCATCTCAAACTACATACAAACTCCCGGAACACCTTAAACCAATACTTGAAGAGTACTTAAAGAAACCGCAACCGAAATTTAATAAGAAGTACTATTGTGTTTGTTGTAACCGAGAAAAAAGAAGTAAAGAACAATTAGACCTTGCCAACTTCATCTTTTCCATTGCCCCTGACCGAAGAAGAGAAGATAACAGGCATACCATCTACTTGGTTCAAAGACCTAAAGGCTTTACCAAGACTTTCGCTTTAAATCCTCATACTAAAGATAAGATTCTCCCTTTAGTCTTTGAAGCCATCGAAAAAGGAATCCTTTAATAAAAACCCTTGACTTTCAAAATCAAATCTTATATAATTCAAAGCAAGGAACTTGCAGACTGCCTTTATGGTAAGCCGATAACTCCTAAATCGTAGTACCAAAGTTGTAATGTATCTCAAGTTGCAAGTACTGTCTTTATGATAAGCCGAACTTAGATATGTCAAAACCCTAAAATCTTACGAAATATGCTGTAATCCTAAAACAGACATATATTATTTTTTTTTGTAAAAACTCCCTTTTATCATAAAATATTTTTTTGCCCTGACCACCTTTTTAGACTTTTTATAGCAAAAGGTAGCTTTTTTTCTAAAACCAAGTATATTCCTATATCTAAACTCAAATCTTTTAAAATAATCCAAATGCTTAAGCTTAATCACTATTCTAAAATATCATCCAAACATCCAAAAACGTTCTATTTTGCAGAAAATTGGGGTAGGTGCTAACCACCCACGCCAAAATAAGAATGCTTAATTTCCGGTTAGTTCTGGCAATGCATCCCATACCGTAGAGCAATAAAAAATATATATAAAAATTGTTTGACATTTTATTATTAAATTTGTATAATTATATATATCAAAAATATTAAAATAAATATAAAAAAGATATACAACAAATATAAAATAAAACACTTGACACAATAATAAAAATAATATAGACTATTAAGGGGCAGGGATAGAACAAAAGCAAAGCAACAAAGAAAATAAAAAATAAAAGCCAAAGGGGGCAAAAATGGAAATTTTAAAAACAATTAAAAAAGAGTATCAAAAGGCATTGAAACAGGATGTAAAAAGCATTAAGGACATAAAGAGCCTTGATGATGACAAGTTAAAAAATTGGTGGTATCAAGAAAAAATGACCGCAAAAACAAAAAGATCATTGAATGAAAAAACAATCACAATAAAAGAGTTGAAACAAGCTTTAATTAAAAAGGCAACAAAAGACAATGAAAAATTAATGAATGAAAAAATAGAAAGAGTAACAACCGCAAAAAGCAACGAGCCAATCAGATGGGGCAAAATAGATATATATAAGAACTACTCAAGGACTTGGGGCTATAGTCCAAAAGGCGAGTATAAAAACGGCTTTTTTTATAAAGAGTTTGGCGCGGTTGGTGGTTGTGGATATGATAAAAATAGCACATTATCGGCCGATATGTTAAACAATGATAATAATTTTAAATCATATCTATATAGATTCATCGAAAAAAAACATATCAACAATAAAAACATTGAAAAAAAGCTTGGCTATGGTATAAGATTATCACGCGGCGTTCCTTATTTTGAAGGGGGTGTGGGGCTTGAGTGTCATATTAAAATATTAAAAAATTTAGGTTT